GGGGTTCTTGGCCTTCTCGACGAAGCCTTCGTCGCCAGGCTCCAGCTCGTCCTCGAGCGGGTCAGCCTTGACGATGCCGAGGGCGATGCCTGCGCGCTTCATGATGGACATGGTGGCGCCGGGTTGTGCGGGGCGGTCGACGGCGGAGATCTCGTCGAGGCGCATTTCCTTGAAGACGCTGCGCTTGGCTTCGCCTGTTTCGGGGTCGATCATCAGATTGCCTCGTTGATGGCCGAGCCACCAATGGAGAAGCCCGTGTACTCGCCGTCTGCGAATTTGCGGAGGACTTCGGGATCTTCGGGTTGCATCGCGATCAGCAGCCCGGTACGTTTCGTGACGATGTCCAGGGACGCCGCGATCTCGGACGTCAGTGGGAACATGAAGACCACGTCGCCGATGGCGTCGCCCTTGTGCATCTCCTTGGCCGCGCGCTCGCCCTTGGCGAACTCGAGGGAGCCCTTCATCATCACGTGCTCGGGCACGTGGTCGAGCTGGAGGTCGAAGTGGTCCTCGCCGTCCTCCTTGCAGACAATGGCGAAGCCGAAGACCAGTCCGAGGGACTGGTCCACCTTCAGAATGCTGGTGGCTTGGAGCTGCGGGGCGGTCATCGAGGGGTCCATGCTAGGGGTTCAGAAGGAGAAAGTGTAGCCTTTTCCGAAGAAATGTCACTGAATCGAAATCGAGGCGCCGGGGGAGAGCTTCAGCTCGGGGATCCGGGTGCCCACTGCGCAGACGCACTGGATGTCCTCTTCTGGGATCCCGAAGGCTCCAGGGTGCTCGGTGGCGTTCCCAGCTCCAGAGATGAAGAGCTGCCCCCAGGGCTGGACCTGCCCGTGCATGTCGGCGTGGCTGTCCCGCACGTTCTGCTTGAGGCTGGTCTCCCACTCCTGGGAGAGGTTGTTCGGATCCAGGCTGCCCTCGGCGATGGCCTGGGAATACATGGCGTGCTTCCCCTGGTGGACGCTCTTCAGGGCCTCGGTCCGCGCGATCACGTTGGAGCGGTACTTGATGTAGCGTTCCCGGTAGCGGTCGACCATCCGGTTGACCTGCGTGCGCGTCAGGGGCTTGTTGTCCGCCATGGCCTGGCGGATGGTGCTGTCGAACCGCTTGTCCCGCAGGGCCCTGTCGAAGACGGCCTGGTCGCCCTCGTTCAGCAGCCTGCGGTAGTTGTTCACGGCCTTGACCTGGCGCTCGGTCAGGCCGATGCTGTCGCGGAAGTTGCGGGCCTGCTCGAGGGGGTTGGCGCCGTCCTTGATGCCCTGGATCAGCGCCTCGCGCGTGGCCATCCTCTGCGTGGCGCCGAACTCGCGCACGAGGCGGAGCTGGTTGTCTCGAGCCACTCGCAGGGCGAAGGGGTTGGTCTGGTCGAAGTCGACCACGATGCCTGCCACGTTGGTGTTCAGGAAGGCGGCCGTGTCGTTGGCCGCCGCCATGAAGCTGTCGACGTAGAGGTTGCCCAGGCGGGGCGTGCGCGCGAGGGTCGTGGAGAATGCCTCCTCGAGGCGCCCTGCCTCGATCAGGTCCGCGATCACCGACAGGTCCGCCGCCTCCTTGATCTGCTTCACCAGAAGCTGGAACCCTGCGGCGAACCGAGGGGACTGCTTGGCGATCAGCTTCTGGAGGCGGCTGGCCGGGTCGATGACGTCTCCCATCAGGTGGCGCCGTTTCCAGCGTCAAGGTAGAAGATCTCGATGGTGCCGGTGACCAGCAGATCGTCGTCCGAGCCAGTGTTGCTCGCGCCTGCGTTCAGGTAGATGGTGGCATCCCTGCCGAGCGCGATCGGGTACGTCGTCGTCAGGGGCGAACCCTGTGCGCTGTCTGGCACGTTGACGTCCACCGTGTCCGTCAGGACGGCGTCGGTGAGAGAGATGGTCTGCATCAGGTCACGGGCGCCAGTTGACATGGGGAAGGATGCGTTGGGACCAGATCCGATCGCGATGCTGACGGCGGTCGCTGCGGCGATGTTCGTGCCGTCGCGTGTCACCGTGAAGTTGGAGTTGATGGACACGATGGTGACGAACTTGTCGCCCATCTGGCAGAGCGCCGTCGCTCCGATATCCGTCGCCGCTGGGACGTTGATGGCCAGGGCGGTCATCGTGATGAGCAGCTTGCGGTACGGGGCTGCGCTATCGAGCAGCACTGCACCAGTGGCGGGGGTGTCCGCCGGGTCGGTTGGTTCCGCTCCGCCGCCGGTCATGGCGATGGTGGTGATGTCTGCGGAGCTGGCGTACTGGCCAGTGACAGGATCGACGATGCCGGGGATCATGAGATCCTCGCGGAATTTTTGGACGTTGCGTGCCATGCTAGTTGGCTCTCCCGATGCAGTTGTAGACGGCGAGCGCGGGATCCACGGTCACCTCGATGATGTTGTACTCCGCGGCCAGAATGGTCACGCGGTCCCCCACGGACGGCACCTGGCCGCCTGCGATGCTGTCGCCGATCAGTGCCACGAGCACGTCGGTGTCTCTTACCAGGCTGCCCTCGAGCTGGTTCCTCGAGAGGCTGTCCACGAAGCCCTTGCAGGCGTAGCCCACGGGCGTCGGGTTGGTGCCGCCGGTGAGCTGGCCCACCGTGCGCGTGCCGCCGCTGACCTTCGTCAGGGTGGCGTCGTTGACGCCTGGCCCGATGTTGGCGTTGATGATGCCGGAGATGTCGACGCCGAAGAGAGGGTTGCCCATCAGGCGTAGCCCTCGTTCAGCTCGTCTTCATCTGCGCAGGCTCCGAGCTGGTCGGTGCCGGTGAACGTGCCGCCGAAGAGGCCGCTCGAGGCGCCTGCGTCGGTGTAGCACCTGGTGTAGTCGTCGGCGACCTTCGGCAGGCGGGTGTCGCTGCTCGAGCCCTCCGTCGGACGGAAGAAGACCACCTGCGCGCTGCCTGCCTTGGCGCTCTTGACGTTGCTGCCTTCGCCGCTCGAGGCCGCCGCAGCGTTGTCCACGAGGATCGCGCCCGCCAGCCACGCCTGGGCGTAGAAGATGTCGTCCGGCGTGGTGCCGTCCGTGATGGTGTCGCCGGTGCAGCCGTTGGTCGCCGAGTCGCGCGGCCATGCTCGAGGCTGCGTGGAGACGGTCTTGTCGCCGGTGAAGTTCAGGGCGCGGTCCATCCAGTCGGCGGCCGCGGCCAGGGCGCGCTTCTCGTCGTCCACTCCGGCGGTGACGGCAGCAGCCCACGCTGTAGCTTCAGCGCCGAGTCGACCGTTGAAGAAGGTCGTGGTCTCGGCGACTGCGTTGGGCGCGGTCAGGGCGTAGACGGAGAACGTGTCCGCGCCGATGGTGATGGTGTCGATGACGGCCATGGTTCAGCTCGAGGGGAGAAGTGAAGCGTGCGGCCAGGGTGCCGTGCAGCGTCGTCCTTGGGGATCGGACAGCCCGCTGGGCTCGAGGCCGCATGCCTCGCTGGTCAGTGTAGCAGAAGTCGGGGTGAGCATGCGAAGAATCAGACGGCGCTTTCGTGCCACTCGATGTCGATGCCTGCGGTGACGTTGGCGGTGTTGGTCAGGTTGGTGATGCGCAGCAGGTAGTCGCCCTCGGTCATGATCCACTCGGCATTCGAGTCGCCGGTGCCACCTGCGGCCTGCTTGCCTACTCCGCCCGGCATGAAGATCTGCATCAGCTGCGTGCCATCGGTCAGCAGGGTGGGGCTGAGGTAGCAGTCCATCTCTGGCGTGGTCACGCTCGAGCGGTTCCTGTTCGGTACGGTCTGGAGTGTGCCTGGCGACGAGGACGTGGGATCCTCGAACATCTCGCCCAGAGCGTTGAATCCGACGGTGCCACCGATGTGGACGTGGGCCTCGAAGTTGGCCGGGATGCGCAGCAGGATCTCCATCACGCCGTTGGCTGCGACGGTCTGGTCCACTGCGGAGAAGTGCCAGTGCCGTCCTTGGTGGATGGCGTAGAGGTCGTGGTCCGAGACGATCAGGTAGCCCGTGTCGGGATCGACCACCACGGGGCTCGTGCCGTCGTTGCCGACGAGCTTCACGTGCAGCGCGCTGTCGGTCACGTTGGCGATGACGTCATTGGTCAGGTCGCGGTCGCCGAAGATCTGGCCAGATTGGCGTCCCATCAGCGTGTCCGCCTGCGCATGCGCTCGAGGGCCTTCTTCAGCTTCTTGTCCTTGCCCTTGTCCTCGGGCTCGGTTGCCTCTTCCTCCTCGGACTCCTCGAGGTCCTCTTCAGGATCCGCTTCGGGGTCGAAGGCCGGGTTGGGCGTGCCGTCGGGCAGCATCGGGTTGACGCCGTTCAGCGCCAGGTCCATGTCGATCTCTTCCTGCTCGGGCCGCTCGGACAGGCCGAGGATCGCGCGGATCTCGTCGCCTGCGGGGTCGTTGGCGTCCATGGTGAAGCCTGCGCGGGAGAGCTGCTCGAGGGCGCCGGTCACCTGCTCGATGTCGCGGTACTGGATCTTCTCGATCTTGAACTTGGGCTTCAGATCTTCGTCCCAGCCGTTCAGGGCCCAGAGCGTGTCCAGCAGGTCGCGCTCCATGACCTCCTTCATCTCCTTGATGGCGGAGTCCACCATCAGGCCGAAGGCTTGAGTCTTGTCACGGGACAGCGCGTGCGAGCCGCTCGAGTCGGAGCCCAGCAGGAGCTGCTCGACGCCGAGCACTCTGGCCATCTCGCGGTTCAGGCGCTCGATGGCAGCGGCCATCTCTTCCTGGCCCTGCGGGTCGCCCTTCAGCAGCTCGACGTCCCACTGCTTGACGGGGGACGGGCTTTTCTTCTCGTCGGTGGTCTGGTAGGTCCTCGAGTCCAGCAGCATGCCCAGCTCGGGGCTGCGGTTGTGGTTCTCGATGAAGTCGAGCATCGGCGCCTGGAGCGCGGTCGCCTGCGCCCTCGAGAGGGTGCCTGCCTTGACCATCATCTCCATGTCGGTGAACGGGCCGCGCGCGACGGGCACACCACGGAGATCGGTCTCGAAGCCCCAGTGCTCGAGCAGCTCGTACTTCTCGAGGCGCTCTGCGATCTTCACCAGGTGGCGGAAGAGGCCGAGGCCCTCGGGGCTGTCGTCGAGCGTGTCGTCGACCACGTAGATGCACTTGCCGCGGGGCAGGTAGATCTCGGCGCCGGTCTGCGGGTTGGTCTGGATGAAGCCGGTCACGGTGCCGGACATGTCCAGCTCCCACTTCTCGATGGTCTTCTGGCTGCGGGGCTCGATGTCGAGCAGACCGATCACGCCGTCCTCGCGGCGCTTCGCTGTCCACTCGGCCAGCGCGAAGCCGTACATGGTGAACATGGACAGCCGCTTGATGACGCGGTGCCATGGCGTGGTCATGTCGCCCATGATCTCTTCGACCAGCTCGGCCATCTCCTCGGCCTTGCTCGAGTCGTCCGCAGCTTCGACGCTCCACTCGGCCTTCGATGCCAGGTCCGTGAAGTACCGCACGCCTGCCGCGACGATCGCCGTGTTGGCGAGCATGTTGGAGAAGGTGATGTACTTCTGGCGACCGACCAGCCTGGACTCTTTCTCCTTGCTGACCACCTGGCCGCCGTAGATGGCGGTGCCGGGTGCGCCGACGACGGAGAAGGGGCCGGGGTTCGTGGCCTCGACGCCAGTGGAGCCGCCGAGGATCTTCTCCGGGGCGGCCTTCTGGAACTGGCCTTTGCTGTTGCGGTTGCTCATGATCGAGGGCTCGAGTCTAGCAGAAAGTGGGTCATCTCTGGATCATTCTTCCAGGAATTGTGGCGATCGACGGGGCGCGGTTCTGGAGGATCCAATCGTAGGCCCTGGTCAGGGCGTCCACCTGGTCCTTCCACTCGCCTGCGGGGAAGAGGGTCATCTCGCCCAGCAGGGCGTCGTTCCAGGGGGCGCGGATCAGGCAGACGTTGCCCACCTCCACCTGCGCGGCCAGGGGGATGGCCCTCGTCTCCTTGTCGCCCGATTCGGGACTGAAGCGCGCGTTGAAGCCCTCGAGCATGGCGGCCATGGCCCGCACCTGGCTCTTGCCTGCCTGGCCGGGGTCCTGCGGGATGAACTGGCAGACGTCGGGCCCGTCCACGTTGGCGCAGGCCAGGATCCGCGCCTCGACCTCCGCGGGGCCCCACCTGCCGCGGACGATGTCCTCGACCACCAGGCGGCCGTCGGCCAGCTTGGCGATCTTGGCCCCCACGGTGTAGGCGGCCCTCGAGCTGTCCGTCGCAGCGAGGTCCCAGCCTCGAGCGCGCATGACCACCGTGGCGTGGGCGGGGATGGAGTCGATCACCTCGAAGTCGTCGCGCTTGAACATGCCGCCGCCCCTGGGGACGGGCCGCTGCTGGAGCTGGCCTGCCTCGGCGTAGCTCCCGCCCCATGCGCGGAAGGTCTCCTTCTGCTCGTCCACTGCTCGAGCGGAGAAGCGTTCAGGCCAGAGCAGCTCGCCCTCCTCGGTGCGGGGGTCGACGAAGGACGTGCTCGGGTGCGGGTGGTCGGACTCGTACTCCATGGGCAGGCAGAGGTGCTCGTAGCCCAGGTCCTGCGCCAGGATCGCACCAGAGAGGTCGCGGTCGTGGACGCGCTGCATGATCACCACCAGGGCGGACTCGTCCAGCTTGTTGAACCTCGAGGACAGCGTCTCGAAGAACCAGCGCAGGGCGCGCTCGCGCACAACGTCGGACTCGACGTTCTCCACGGAGTGCGGGTCGTCCACGATGATGCGGTCGCCACGTCGGCCGGTGATGCCCTTGCCGACGGACGCGGCGAAGCGCCAGCCGGTCTTGTCGTTCTCGTAGAGGATCTTGGCGTTCTGGTCGCCCTTCATCTGGAAGCGGTCGCCCCAGTTGGCCTGATACCATTCGCTCTGGATCAGGTCACGGCAGCGCATGTTGTCGCGGATGGACAGGTCGGCGCCGTAGCTCGCGTTGATGTAGCGGTAGCTCGAGAAGCCCTTCGGCCCCCACTCCCATGCAGGCCAGAAGACGTTCACCAGCATGCTCTTCGTGCAGCCCGGTGGGACGTTGATCAGCAGCCTGCGGGTCTCGCCTCGAGTGACCTTCTCGAGCGCGTCTGCCATGGCCTCGACAGCCCAGCCGTGCGAGAACTGCACCTCCGGCTCGAGCGCATGCCAGCCTGCCTTGACGAACTCGAGCAGAGAGCCTTCGCAGCGGATGCGCTCGAGGTCGGCGGCCGCGGCCTCGTTGTTGCCGATGGCCGTGCCGAGGATCCTGTTCAGGTCGACCATCAGAGCATCTCCGGGTCGTGCTGGTAGCCCTCGAGCGTCAGCTCGAAGGTGGCGAGGATGCGGCCGTCGATGGGCTCGAGGGTGACCTTGGGCCCAGCGTACTCGCGGAACCGTTGGTGGGCTGCGTGCAGGGCCGCCCGACGGACGACGCGCCTGCGCCTCCATGGCCAGGCGGTCTTCAGCAGGCGCAGCTCCTCGAGGCGCTCGAGGATGTAGGCGGGTGCAGTGTGCTTGCGCTTGACCATCACCAGATAGCGCGCTCGCACGCGGGGCATTCCATGCAGAGGTGGTCGTCGATCTTGAACTGGCAGAAGGGGCACCTGCCCACCAGCTCCTGCGCATGGGCGATGACTCCTTCGGACGCTACGATCCCCACGCGGTTGGCGTTGAGGAAGCAGCGCAGCAGGCGCTCGATGTCTTCGCTCATCACGAGACGCGGTCCCCTGGGCCCAGCTCTTCGGCGAGCATGTCTTCGATCTTGGAGTGCATGCGTCGCAGCGCGCCCTTCGTCAGGCTCGAGTCGTAGCGCACGATGGTGAAGGACTGGTTGCGCTTGGCGTGCCCACTGACCACCTGCCAGCCGGACTCGAGGGAGCCCAGTGCGGCGCGCAGCAGGTGGATGATCTGCGGGGTGGTCATGATTGGTCCTCCTCGGTGCCGCGGCCGAATGCCTTGGCTGCGAGATCCGCGGCTGCCTTGCGCGTGGCCTCGCCGCGCGTGGACTTCTCCCATGCGTCCAGGACGCAGTCGCTCGAGCAGTAGCGCAGGCCCTCGTAGACGGGGACGTCGCGCAGGCGCTTGATCTGCTCGAGGCACGAGGGGCAGCACTTATTCCGCGGCATCGAGCTGGCTCCGTTCAGCGGCAGCTGCTTCGATGGTGAGGATCTGCTCGAGCAGGATGCGGGACTCGGGCTGGAGCTTGTCGAGCTGGAGGTCGGTGGTCTGGATGGTGGCGGCCAGGTCGACCTCGAGCTGGTTGCGGTAGCGCCGGTCGATCACCTTCAGGTGCTCCATCAGCAGCCGGTCGCTGTACTCGGTGACGTGGCCCACGATCACGCCCTCGTGGAAGACGGGCTTCTCGACGCCCTCGTGCCCGCGGCGCACCAGCTCGTCGATGAACTTCTTGCGGTAGGTGTGCAGCGCGTCGTCGCATGCCTGGTCGAAGGCCGGGTCTTTCTGGCGGTGCAGGCGGACGGTCTCGCTCGAGACGCCCACCTCGATGCGCGCGAAGGTGTGCTCGCCGTCCTGCTCGAGGGCTGCGAGGTATTTGCCGCGGCGCTCCTCGTCGAAGCGGGTCCAGGCTCTGGCTGCGAAGGTCGGCTCGTCCATGCTGGACACTGTACGGGGAAAACTGCACTTCGTGCAAATAAATCGGAGAAAACCTCAACACGGCCCACCGTCTATGCTTTCTATGTTCGGGCCTCTCCGACTATGTCCTCGAGATGGCAAGAAATCGCCCATGGCGATACCGCCAGCTGGGTTTTTGCTATACTTTCTACTATTTCTAGAGATCAAGAAGAATAAGAGAGAAGAGCCCTTTCTAGGCTGTTTCTGCTGTGGTTGCAGCGACTGGGCTCCACCATAGATCATAGCAAACGGGGCCGATTCCGACGTAACCCCTGAAACCGCAGGGACTTGCGCCGTCTATGTCTCGAGATGAAGATGTAGTCGGGATAGAAAATCGAGCAGCTTCGTGCCCACTCTGATACGATGCGATCTGCCCCGAATTCTGGGGTATCCTTGAACTCCCAGCATACCCCAAGATCATGCGCCTTCTCGTCCTCGTCGTTCTTGCCCTTTCCGCCTGTCAATCCACGCAGCCGCTGACCATCCAGCAGCAGCTCCAGGCCCACGTCGCGCTCTTCGTCGACACTTGGACAGGCAGCGG